TCATCACGAATAACCTGCACAGCGTATGTAGGTAAGTACCTATATGCACCCCCTATACTGTATGTATAGCGACTTTCAGGGGTTTGTTTCATTTTCTTGCTGTCCTCATGGCTCTTTTGAAACCTTTAGCTAGATTTCTACTATAAACACTGTTTATATATCCTTTACCAATCTTGTAAAAAGGGAAGGGTTTCTTGTCATAAATAACGCTATCTTCAAAAGCAATTATGAGTTTTATTTGTTTGCCACCTCTACCAAATTTCTCAAAAACACCTGATACTCCACCAATTTTTGCTATAAATTGTTTTGCTGGTCTCTTTATGACACCACCTTTTTTATTCCTTTGTATGTTACCAAACTTGTTAAGCCTAGCGTTTTGTGTAAATGGCACTGGTATCTTTCTGCCAGTCTGTCTTGTACCGCCGTCAATTTGATACTTCAAATAATCTGCGACAAAATCTTTTATAGCTAGTTCGCCTGTCAGATTTCTTTTGTTTGCTTTTTTTATTGTGAAACCTTTCTGAGTAGCTGGTGTTGGTCTGTCTAACTTTTTAACTGTCTGCTTACCCATCTCTTTGCGCAATCCAAACAATGTTGTATTGATTCCAGTAGCTACAGCAAAAGGTATTTGTTTTTTCTCAAAGCTCGATAAACCTTTGGTAAATTGTTTGATGTTATCTTTTATCTTTATCTGCATATTCTATTTCTATTAGTAATTCTATATAGTGTTTAGCTTTGAGTAAATCATCTATACCATTCTTATCTCTGTGCCGACATAAGTATTTAATCGCTGCTGATTCACAGTAATTCAATTTGTTTCTCTGACAGAATTCTACAGGTTGCACTTCATAATTTTTATAATGCGATCCTGAGACTTGTTTTTCTAACGGATTATATTTTGTATCACTCATTTTACTTCCTCTGTTACAGCCTCCTCTACAGCCCTTTATTCCTGAACATATTATTTGTATCATCATATACCCCTCTTAGAGGGGGATATATGATACATATATATTCACCATTTATTGTCATAGTTAGTGGTGATTTGTATGGTTGCATATGATGATTATTAGCAGCTTCAACCATACATAAAGACCTCACCTAGCCTTTTGGAGTGCCGCTAACGTAAATTTGTGTTCTCATTGTTTCGGTCTTTGCCATCCTTCTTTCTTTGCCCACCTACCTATCTTGCTGTGAGAAACATTATAACTAATCTCTTCTAATAAAGTTTCTTGTATCTTACGCAAAGGCATACCTTGCTCGTAATACTTCTTGGCCTCTGCCATTTGTTTCTTGTAAGGGTTCTCTACGACCAGTATGTCACCATTCTTAATCTCAAACTCAACCTCTTCTTGCTCTAAGGCTGTCAAGTGTCTAGCCTTTTCAAATGTCCACTTGAATCCAAACTCTATATCTGTGTCATCCTCGTAGTCTATTTCTTTCTTTTCTGATTCGACATTGATAAGCAAATCGAGGGTAACTGTCTTGACCATCGTGCCATATAGGGCTGAGTTACCACCCACGCTTGACGTTTTTCTAGCGTGATCCACAATCCAAACTGTTATGTTCTTTTGCCGACACCAGTTTAAAAAAGGTTGCACATGCATTAGCCACTCTGTCGGACTGCTGAAATCCTCAAAAGCAAAAAGGGTAAATATGTTATCCATGACCACCACTTCATATTGATGTGTATCTATGGTGTTCATTAGTTGCTGCATATTCTCTTTATCATCTAAAGTTCTAAGCATCATCTCAGGGTATTGCTTATATTCATACTGGCCTGTATTGATATTAAGTTCTTTGAACTCAGGCTGTATAAACCTAGAACAGTAATGCAGATTTTTGAGGGCTGTTACCCAATCGTCCATATTAGACAACTTAGGTTTCATTTTTAGATATCTGCTTTGTAAAGATGAAGGTAACATCTCACCATCAACATATAATATTTTGCAGGACTTCGGCACTTGATAATAACCAAAGTCTAAGCCCATAGCTAAATGCAACATGAGCTTTTGCGTGATGTAAGACTTACCTGAACCCGACCTGCCATACAGAATTGTCTGTGTACCACTATGCAGTAAGCCCTCAATCAAAGGTTCAGGCTTAGGATATTCTTTATCTAAGATTGAGCCTAGATTCTCAACCCACAGTTTAGTCTCAGAGCCATGCACCCTAGCAGTCTCAACACTTTTAGGAGATATATCAGATACACCACTAGGGTTCAGGCTGTCTTTTTTCATAATCAATGGTGAGCTGTATGGTCGTAGTTAAAAAACTAGTTAGCAGATACAACCATACATAACGACCTCACCAAGCCGATAAATTATTCTGCTAACACCTATTAAAAGGGTATGCCATCTTCTAGGTCATCTGATGGCTTGTCCTGCATCTCTTCAGGTTCGTCAAAATCGGCTGGTTTATCTACCCACTTTACGTATTCAAGCTTTCCTTTGAAGCCACTAGCCCCTTTTGAGAAGGTAACTTTCTCTGACCCTGCATACTTAAAACATGGCACTTTACCCTCTTCTTTATGCTTCCAAGCAGCAGACATCGCCTCGTCAAAGGTTTGACCCTCTAATAAACTGAACCTCTGCCAAAGATACACACCTTTATCTTTTATATAAATTCTTGCATTGAAAGCTCTTTTGTAACCATCTGCAAGTAACTCTTTAGCGTTATCAGGTTTGACACCTACTTGCTTATCCCAAACAAATTGATATTGGCCATCGTATTTACCATAGCCAGTCTGAAAATCTGCATCAATTAACATATACTCAAAATCTAAAGGCTCGACACCTTCAGCACTTGTAAGGACAAATTTACCCAAAGCAAAATCATGTTTGATGTACATAGGCAAACCCTCCTTGTCGTCTAATTCTAAAAAAGACATAATTTACTTCTCCTTTTCTTTAAGCCAATCATCCAAAACTTTTGGGTTGGCTTTTATATAATCTTCAACACTGGCATACTCTTCTTCCCAATGTTGAAAGCGTTCATGGTTACACCAAATAAATCTCTGTGAAGCGTAAGCTAAAAACTCCTCTTTAATGCTTTCTTTTTTCATAATCCGAACATCATAATAATAATTAATGACCACATTACGACTAAGAATATGCCACCTATGACATCGTATAAATCTTGCTTAGTCATACTTGTACCCCGCAACATAAGCAAACGCCTCGTGGTGTCTGCACCCATCTCTTTGCATAACTAACCGCATAGCTTCTGCCCAAAGCTTATCACCTCTAGCTTGTCTGATGCGGCTTGTCTTATCTTTATGTGCATAGCACCTGTCGGACAAACGTATAAGTCTATCAATCTTTTGGTCAATCATGCTATCTCCCTGAAGAAGGTGGCTGTTAAGCCACCTCACTCAATAGTTCATCTACAGTATTAGACCAGTTTTGATTTGATTCTATATTTAGCATATAGAAATCTTTGGCTCTATCTTTAGCCTCATTAAGATTTGTAGTTTCAAGGATCGTTCTATTGTTAATTGACAATCTATAGAAACCACTTGGCACAGTCATATTCCATTCTGAACCTGCTATAGTAAACACAGACAAGTTCTTACCAAAAGCTACATAGTCACCTCTGTAAGACTTTTTAAATTTGATTTCGTTAGTTTTTAATTTATTCATGCTGTCTCCATATAAAGGTTTCTGTCTGCTTTATTGTTGAAAGTAAAATAATGTTTGTCATTTTTACTGCCTACATATTTAGGCACAACACCTGAAGCATTGAGACTTAAGTTTATTGCTGTGTCAACGATTGTTGCATCTTTACCTTCTTGCATATATTGATTGATGTATAAAATTTCTGATTTAGCATCAACCTCAATACCTGAAGTACCATTAGAAAAAGTTACTGGTTGTATTAGTTTTTTAGTTTTTAAGTTATTCATAATATCTCCTATACTGATTATTATGCACATATAAAAACAAAAAACAATACTTTATTGTAGAAAAGTATATCTTTCTTTATTTATGGCCTTATACTACTAGCATGATTAAATTAAAAACCTTAATGATTACGGACAAAACACATAAGAAACTTAAGTCGTATTGCTCAAAAAATAACCTGAAGATGAAAGGCATAGCGGACATGATAATTAACCAATACCTAGCAAAACAAGATGGACAAAGCACTCGGTAAGTTATCCAGCGACAAACACGCTTCCTGTTCAGGCATACCAGTTTTATTTGGTGTGTCACCTTATGAAACTAAGAATGAATACTTAAAGTCTAGGATAGATGCTAGAGCAGGTGTCAATGTCAGATCAGACAAAAACAATATGCCGATAGAGATTGGCAACATATTAGAGAAACCATTAATAGAGCTTTCTGCTGAGAAGTTAGGTTTGACTAACGTAGAAGTCAGCATAAACCAAGCAGTACAGCACTTAGATTTTCCCCTCGAAGGTTCTATTGATGGTACTGCTTACGCTAAAAATCTTATTATTAAACCTGACAATCAACTGATTTATACGGAAGATGACCAAGATATTTTGCTCGATGGTAAGGGCATAATCGAAATCAAAACTACAAGACAATTAGCAGAGGCAGATGGCAAACCACCCCTATGGCGTGGTGTACTACAAACGAAGGCTCTCTGTGCAATATGTGGGTATTCGTGGGGACTTGTGTCGACCCTGCATAATACCAACGACTTCAAGATGTTCCTGTTGCGCAGAGACTTCGCCTTTGAAAAAGAACTCAAAGACATCATAACTGACTTTGAAAGACGTATCAAAGAGCAAGACTGGTATGCACCCCAAGTCTTACCTGATCTACAGATTATGCACCCTGTTAGTGAGCAGCAAGAAGTTGACTTGAATGACGATGAGTGTGGCTTCCACTTAGATAGAATCATGGAAAACAAAGAAAAGATAAAGCTGCTCAACGAAGAAGTAGAGAAATCGCAAATCTACATACAAGCTAAGATGGGTGCTGCTGAAGTTGGTCGTAACTATAAATACAAAGTCACTTGGGGATCGACTACTTACAAACCTCAACCTGAGAAAGTCGTACCTGCCAAAGAGGGCTACACTGTTAGACGTAAAACAGCTACAGTTAAGAAGCTAGACCTCTGACCAGTCTTTGCCCTCAAAGAGTAAAGCCTCGGCTTTTCTACGTCTGATCAGACCCTCTAAGACCTCACCACCTGCTTTATTCCAGCGTTGAATTTCATGCGGTACATCTTCATACGCACCAGCATTAAGTTTCACTAACAAGGTTGAACTAATTAAGTTACCAGCGCCTAAATTATAAACCCAAGCCACTAAAGCATCGAACTGATGTTGCTCTAATTCGACATCGACCAAGTCGTTGACGTAACCCTCAAACTCTTCTAATTCTATTTCTAACATTTCGTCAGCGTTAGCTTGTGACCAAACATCGCCCTGCTGTACACCCTTAGTGTGTCCATAACCTATCGTCCAAACCCCTGCTGGGCATTGATAGGCCTCTAGCTCACAGCCCTCGAACTTTTTAATAAGAGCTTTACCCTCTTCTGATATTTTCATTTTACCCCCATATTTAGGTTTTATTTTTATGTTGATCTCAACCCCAAACTTTCTTCTTTGACCCGCCGAAATAAGCAACAGCATGATCTTCTTCAATCAATTTTTGACAAATATCTTCCCCATCTTTGGTGTAAGGTATGCCTAGGATTCTACCATACTTGCCTTTGCCTAAACTTTTGACCAGCAATTCCTCACCACATAATTCAGCCAATCTTGCTTTGGCCAACAAACCTAAAGCTTTCTCTGCTTTGTTTCTAGTTCTTGATTCAGGTGTGTCTATGCCATGCAGTCGTACTCTTTGTTTGTAGAGCCAAACGCCAAAGCCTAGATCGATATGCACGTCTATAGTATCACCATCGACTACTCGATCTAATTTACAGTTATATATAAATGCTTCAACCATAAGTATATATTTTTAGCGGTTTTGCTTTGCCTTTCACTTTTATAGGCTTCAATGATTGTAACTTATAATCGACTGCTTGTGCGGTACTTTCACCAATTAATAAATCTACTCCTACTTCCTTAGTGGCACTTTCTAATCGTGCTGCTGTATTTACCGCATCACCTATGGCAGTATAGTCGAATCGTGAATCAGACCCCATATTTCCTAACACAGCTTGTCCTGAATTTACAGATATTCCAATTTCAATACCTAACTTTGCTGCTTTTATGTCGTGTCGTATTTGAAGCGCTGTTTGTATAGCTGCCTCTTCATGCTTGTCCAAATCTATGGGCGCATTGAAAATAGCCATCATCGCATCGCCAATAAATTTATCGACCATACCACCATGTTCTTGCACAGCTTTGGCTTGTATGGTTAATGCTTTGTTCATAATAGCTGTCACTTCTTCAGGTGACTTCGTTTCAGACAAGACAGTAAAACCTCTAACATCTGTAAACAGAAATGTGCAATAACGCTTTTCGCCACCAAGCTTCAGCAAACTTGGATCGTCTTGCAGACGTTTGACTTGTCTTGGGTCAAGGTAATGCTCAAACTGTTTTTTGATCTGCTGTCGTAATTTGTACTGTTTACGGAAGTTTAGATAGTAAGCGACACTAGCTGTGATAAATTCTGCTATCAAGATGTAACTAAAATCTAGTAACAGACCTGCTCTGATCGTGTAGAAGCCATAGAAAGCAGTAGAGCAAAATATTACAGAACCAAGGGTAATAGACCAAGTAAGACCTAGAAAAGAGCTTACAAGCCAAATAAGGAGACACAAAATTAGCAAAGCTGACAATTCAGCCACTAAATGCCAATAAGGTATATATGGGCTGTTAGGTATAAGCATTGATTCAGCTAAAGAAGCTTGTATCTTGTGTGGCTCTAACAGACCGACTGGTGTAGCTAGTTGAGGCATAACCCCTTTTGCTGTCACACCGACAAACACAAACTTATCTTTGACAGCCATTTCTTGCAATGTAGTTTGCGGCGTGTCAACCCAACTGATCCATTGTCGCCCTAAACTGTCCACCTTGGTTTGCGGTAAACCTCTAACCCTGATTTCTTCTATACCAGCTTGATTTGTTTTGATAATAAAAGTGTCAGCACCGACTAGGCTTTTGAGTACTTGAGTGCCGAAACTAGGAATCCAGCCATCAGGTGTTTGCAGTAGTAAAGGTAATCGTCTTACTAGATTATCGGCATCAACTGGGGCTGAAACCATACCCTCAAGTGCTACGTCAGCTATCATAGGTATGTTGGGCATATAACCTTGGAGTTGTATGCCAGTAGCCTCTTCACCTAATAAGACTGTACCTGTGGGTTTGGGATATAAACTATTGTCAGTCTCGAAGGTGGCAACAACTGTACTATGCTGTTGTATGGAATTGAGGAACAAGCTGTCACCACCAAACCGATCTTTGTCTATGAAGGATATAACAAAACCGACACCCAATGCGCCCTTTGCCATAATTTCATCGTTAATTTCTGCCAATCTTTGTCTTGGCAAGGGATAACCACCCTCTGCCCTAACATCACTGTCAGTTATATTTAAGATGGTAAAGTATTCGCTTGGTTTATGTTTCTCCACAAAAGCATCAAAGACTTTGAGCTTTAAAATCTCCAAAGGTGTGACTTGTAGTGCTAAAGGCAAGGCCAACAAAGTTATAAATGCCAAACCAATTCTAATCACAATCTACTTCATTACCCCAAACATCCCAACCTGTTCTTGTGTTCCTTGCAAACATTTCTAAATAATTACTTGGTGACATTGCTTCTACTAAATCAAAAAATTCTTGTGGTTTTGTAGAATGTTTTCTAGGTGCATTTGTGTTGATCCAATTAAGCTTTCCGCATTTTTTAAATTTTTGCATCGGTTTTTTATAAAAACCTAGCAAACAGAATTCTGTAGCAAACTTGTAAGCGAAGTTAGGTGTCATGCCATTGTGTTTTGTCCAAACAAGAGTTAAATGATAATTGACGCCCCAAGTTTTTAATACATCAAAAGTATAAGGCAACATTTTATTGGTTGTCCATGTATATACATGACAGCCTAAATTAGCTATATCTGATATTGGTAATCCTTTGATTTGGTCAAGTGACATAGTCGGATAATCTAAACTAGTGGCTTGTTTTTTTCTTCTAATGTTTTTGCCCGACATGGTTATATCCCAAGGCGGATCAAGAACTATTGTGTTGTATTTTTTGTTTGGTAATTTGATCATGGGTTCTGAGTGATTGTAATACTAGATGATGAGCCACCATTTATTTTGACAGTCTTGCTGACCCCATCTTGGATAAAGATTACTGTGTATGCCCCACTGCTATCTAAATCCAAATAAGCTTGTTGATTGACTACCCTTTGCATAGATAAGCGTTCACCTTGTATAAAAGTTGTTATTTGGGTTTCTGTGTCTTGGCCTATACTTGTACCACTTATGTTAGCTGATTCTAGGTTGATGGCTAACTGATCTTGTTCCTCGCCTGTATCAAGTGCATCTAAGACATCTAATAAATCTTCTAGGAAGTTAACATCAAGATAATCTATATCTAACTCGGTAAACTCAAAATCTTCATCAAGCTTGAGAAAATCTTCTGCTAATAAATCGACATCTAACTCGTTATAATCCAAATAGTCTGTAGTCTGCTGACGACTTTCTTCTTCTTGCACAATGACTTCTTTAGGTGGATTGATAATTAGCATATTGTCTATAAAATCTAGCGTAATATCTAGGGTCACTGGCTTGGTGGGTGCTGATTCAAAGACACTGGTTGTGGTAGCTTGATAGGGTTGATTGAGTGTCACTTGTCCCGCCCCTGTTGAAACTATGATCTCTCCACTAGCATTACCGAATTGATCGGGTAGCAAAATAATCAAGCTTGAACCGAACTCTGTGGTTGTGACAGTAAAGTCTGTGCCTAATATGGCAATCTCAGCGCTGTCAGTTGTTAGTTTGACCTTTTGCTTATCCAATGCCCCACTAATAAATCTAATAGTGCCTGAAGCGAATTTAAGGCTCATAGAGCTATTGTTTTGGTTGTAGATATACTCGTCTATTACTAAGTTAGAATGTTCTGTCAGACGGACTTGTGTGTTGTCTAAGAAAGTAATAGCGACACGACCCGCCCTAGTCTGTACGTTGTCGTAGGATTCTATGGCAAAATCTAAGACTGCTGGATAAGGTTGGTCTCGAACTATCTGTCCAAAGCCTTTAAGTTCTGAAATATCGCCTATTGTGTCAGCATGAAGTGGCAGTGCCACCATCATTTTGCACAATACACCAGCTAGAATTCGAGCCATTAGCAGTTATCTTAAGGTAATCTCTTGCTAGTGTCGAAGCTTGAGTAATGTTAAAAGTGTTACTTGAACCATCTAAGTCAAGATAGAAATAACCTGAATTTGTGGCAGAAGTACCAGCATAACCACTACCTGAAAATGTTAGTTCGTTGCTATCTCCTAAAACATCCACATAGTTAGTAGCGTATTCATAGTCAATATCGAACTCAAATTCGTTGTTATCACCATCAATAATCCAGTCTAAATCGAGATAACTGGCATTACTATCTTCAGCAATGGCTAAATCAAAGGTGTTGCTGCTGCCTGTGGTTTGAACATTGAGGTTGACATAATCACTTGAGTTGGCTTCTAAGCTATTCATAACTACATCAAAGACATTACTATCTCCTGCAAAGTTCCAATAAGCTGTGACGTTATCACCATTGAAGTCATCTGCTCTAAAGATGTTACTTGAACCTATCTGATTAATAGTGAGTGTCATATCGCTACCACTAAGACCCAAAGCAGTGAGGCTACTAGACGTTGCTTGTGTACCACCCATGAGGTTAGAACTACCTAGCTGTTCTAACTTTATTGCAGCGTTAGCCCCTGTCTGTGAGACAAAGATTTCATTATCTGCATATACACCAAATGAAATGAAAAATATAATTAAAAATCTCATAAGCTTTTCACCGACCAGTAGCCTCGTTCAATGCCCTGTTCAATAATATTAACTATACCGATTTCGATAGCACTTTGCAAAGCAATGGACTTGCTTTCGTTCATAGCATTGCCTGTCTCGAACTCGACTAACTTAGTACCATCAGCTATATATCTAAAAAAGTCGTTTGACAGACCGACTGATAAAATAGTTTTGGAAGTTAAGTTTTCTAACAGAACTTCACCTGTGCTAACTGAGACAATCCGCATAGCGACAACTACAGTATCTTCACGATATTGTTTGCTATTGCCAATACCTAAATATCTAGCGCCAATACCACCTGATAAGAGATTAGTATTGTAGTCAATGATGCCACCCTCAAACAAAATACCTGCAAAGAGCAAAGGCAACTCTTCAGTCTCGTCATCAAACTTTTGTCGTGTTGATCGTATGATTTGCCTTTCACGGGTAATGTGATCTATGCCAACCCTTTCCACAACACGAAAAAAACCTGATTGTTTTAAGGCACGAATCAAGTAAGTTTCGGGTGCTTGGGTCATAGCTGTCGAGAAACTAGCATAACCATCAATGGATTTACGCTGTCCTGTGAAGTCTTGAAACTTATATACAGCCACTACTGGTTGCACATTAGCTATTCCTACTTTGGTAATGGCATCTGTAATAGGTTCGTTGACAAAAGCAGATTTAGAAAAGCACTCGGCTTTGCCGATAATAGTCACAACGTCTTTATAGTCATTGTCAGGATTCGTCAGGCAGGGTGAGATGTATTCTCTATGAGTTGCGCAACTAATCAGTAAAACCGAAAGAGTTGACAGGTATAGTGATTTCTGTAGTCGTGCCATCAAGAGTATTATATATGCTTAGTGTTATAAATTGTCCATCACTGTCCCAACTTATCACATTGTCGAATAACACAAATGAACCTGTAAGTTGTGGGTCGTCAGAAAACAAAGAATCTGTAATCTGTCTTGAGATGTTAGATAATATTCGAGATTGTAAGTTGTTTTTCCATCTTTCTAATAAGGTGTTGTTTTTTGCTCTGAGTTGTTCTTCAAGCTTGGCTTCTAGCTCAAGTCTAATAGTTTCGCTTCTAGTAAACTCTTGATTTTCTATGGTGAGATAATGCGCTGAAGTGCCTATAGAACTGAATGAAGGAGACTTGAATTGAAACTTAATTTCGTCAGCGAAGAGGGGCGGTGCTAGTAAAGGGATTAAAAATATCGCACAGCCCATTCGCTTGTATTTGTCTTTATAATAATCGTCAGTCATAACACTAAACTCCAAATCCAAAAACAAAAGCCTATCAATAGAATCCAAACTGTTAGTTTTTGCCAGTCTATTCTGTATCTAATCTTTTCTTTGGTCATCTCTATCTGCCTTGGCTATTTTGTTTGGCTCTATAAGTTGTGGCACACCCAAAATAGTCTTAATTAGAGTGTCCTGTCTTATAATCTCATTGTCAAGACTTCTGATCCTGTCAATCAGAGCTACCAAGATACCATGTTGTGAATCTAGCTTAGTACCCAACCTTTGTTCCATAGCACTAATCTGTTCTGCCACCTTTTCATCTACCACATCTAACTTACTTTCCATGCCATCTACTATCCGCATAATAAGCTTGTAGATAAAAAAACCTAAACCGACAGCAGCAGCTATCGGAAACCCTAACTGTTGTATAACTAAAACTAAATCTTCCATAAAGAAAAGGGCTGATTAATTGATGTGATATTTAGGAAAATCAATATGAATAAAAAAGATAAACCAGCCCTTTTACTTCTTCTTAGTTTTTACCCTAACTTCCTTGTAAGCCTCATTTACATCAGGTGTTGATTTGTCGTCACCTATGTATTGACCTTTGTCGTTTCTAGCACGAACTTTTTTACGATGTGTGCCAGTCATTACATCTATAAACTTTGCCCACCAACTCATGTTTTCTCCTCTTGATTTAAGACCAGTTGTTGCTCTAGTTGGTTAGCTTTGGCCATGTAATGATTCAAAAGCTTTTGTAAAGCTTCAACCTGATTTTGTAAATCATTTACTTCGTCAGTTTTTTTATTTTTTTCTTCTGCCATTGGTAACTCCTTTTCTCAATGATAAATAGTCGATAAAATCATAAAGCTTGATGTTCCAATTAGCTTTAGGTGTTGGGTAAAGTCTAATAACAATGTTAGCCAATCCAACGAAAGCTAACACATAAATTACAATGTCTAAAATCCACATAAGTTAATCATACAACATTAACTGCTGATTGTCTTAACCACAGATGTTGGTGTCACTTTTTCTGCTATTTCCTTGTCGATAGTCGATTTCATACCAGCAACTACATCAGAGCCTATTGCTGTTTCTACCCAAGCCTGAACGTCTGCTTGTTTAACATCAACAAAATCTTTAAAACTTGTATGATCCGAGACATCTAAAGTCTGTGAGCCATAAATTTCGTGTGCTTGAAAATTACCTTCAGCATCTTTGTTAGTGTCATCTGTACCTTTCAAACGCCAGTGTACGTTGTAAATAACATCTGATTTAGTATTAGTGCCATCTGAATGTGATGGGTAAGTATCAACTGTTGCTACATCCCATGTATATGCTATTGCCATATTAGTTTACTCCTTTAAGTAGTTTAACTTCTTCTTGTAGCTTTTCAATAACAGCTAACAAGTCTTGATACCCTGACATATCTTCTAGCCCTTTAGGGGTATGCGAATCTGCTTGTAATCTGTCAATCTGTTCCTGTTGCTCTTGCATACCTGCCACTAAATGCACTACTAATTTGCTGTAGTCCATTTGGTAATAATCATCTTCTATATTTACAGCGTTAGGCACTAATTTTTGTACTTCTTGCGCTATCAAACCCTCGTCAGCTTTACCATCTGCTTTCCAGTTGAAAGCTACTGGATTGAGTTTGTTGATTACTTTCAAACCTCTAGCATAGCCTGTGATGTCTTTTAATCTAGCATCTGAAGAAGTATTGTAAGTAGTTGCAGAAGTGTCAACGAAAACTGAACCGACAGTCGTGTTGTTTCTTCTAAATTGCACAAGTTGTCCGTTACTGGTAGTACGATTAAATATTCCTGCTGGACTATCTGCCCTTGTAGCACTAAATAAGCCACCACTTTTCAACTCGACACCTGTGTTAGCAGAGTTAGAAGATGTTTTACCTACAAATAAATGTCCTGAACCATCAATCCTGACACGTTCACTACCATTTGTTGATATAGGTATAAAGCCATCATTTAACTCAATTTTTGAGGTCGCACCATAACCTGTTAAAAGCACTGTTAGATCATCTTCACTTACATCACCAATACTTGTTGTCGTGCCGCTTTGTGAGATAACATTACCATTACCATTTAATTTATAAGCGCCATCTACCCTTAGATTTCCGTTTACAAATAATTTACCGCTTGATGTTGTAGTGCCTATTGAAACAGAGCCACCTGAGTGAATCCTGATTCTTTCAGAACCAGCAGTTGAAAAACCTATAACATCTGTCGCTGGGTGAAAGAAACCTGTATCAGTATTACCCTCAAAGATATAACTTGGTGCTGAAGCATTACCGCCTACTCCATTAATCTGACCTGCAAAGGTGGCATTTAAAGTGTTATCTATACTAAAAGCTGTCGTTCTGCCTGACCCACTACCGATTCTGATTCCAAATCCACTATTACTGTTATCACGACATTGTATGACTGTTGCACCAAATTTTGTAAATGGAAAAGCTGTGGCACTTGATGGATTTGTTGTAAAGATAAAAGTACCATCACCTAAAGCATCTGCTTGTGATTCTGTCACATATCTACGTAAAGAAATATTCTTCCAAATATTAGTAGATGCATGACCCATTACAAACCCATTAGTATTATTTGCATCAGTTTCAATAGCATTTATAGTGCCACTAGATGTAATATCACCACTTACATCTAATGTTTTTGAAGGTGACGAAGTTGCTATACCTACTCGTCCTGAAGCCCCATCAACTCTCATAAACTCAGCACTTGCAGAACCATTCCAACCAGTTACTTTGAAGATACCATGTGCTGTATTGTTTTGTGTTTGTATTTCTGTTGCACCACCAGTCTGTTTGAAAAAAGTTTTGGCATTAGTATTATCTTGGTCTTGCATAGTAATTCCTGCATGACCTGATGAGAAACCTTTGATATGTAGTAAGGCATTATTGTCTAAAGAACTTGTGGTGTTGATCAAAAGACGACCTGAATCATCTATCCTAGCTTTTTCAGCACCATTATTAAACAACCTAAAGTTACCAGCACCATCGTTTTTTATAATGCCATCTGTTCCTGAAGTAGCTATCTGCATAGAATTGTCAGAAGCTACAAAGTTTACTGCGACTGCTGTATCTGAACTTGTAAAAACTGCTGCTGTGTCTATCGTGCCTGAATTTACTGACAATGCACCTGTACTAGTTATAGCACCACTACTGATAGTACCGATATTGGTTAGGTTTCTTGAAGCATCTATCACTTCACTTCCCGCTACTTCTATAGCGCCTGTTGAATTTACTCTGAAGTAATGACCTGAAGAATTTTCTGCTCGTATAGCATAACCACTATCTTGTCTTATATCTAATTTTGCAGAAGCAGTTGTATTTCCTAAACAGAGGTTGCCTGAATTATCTATTCTAAAAGCTTCCGATCCTGCTGTTTCAATCGTTACTGTATCGGCACTAGGAAATCTAAAAAAAGTGTTGCTATCGCCTGTATGTCCTAGTTTATCGGCTATAGTGACATCGCCAGCTACATCTAAACCACCACTCAAGTTTGTATCATTAGAAACAGTTAGCTCATCAATAGTAGATGCGCCTGATGTCTGTATAGATGGTGTGGTAATTTTATGAGAAAAATCAAACTCGTCATTTGTACTATCCCACAAGATCGTGGCATCTGTTGAACTGTTGACCGCATCTTGTATGGTAATACCAGCACCATTGGCTGTTGAGCTAGAATCTCCTGTCGAATAGTTGAGGGTAAGGTTGTTATCTTTGACGTTGGTGTTAGTCGTATCAACTGTAGTAGTTGTGCCTGAGACTGTTAGATCGCCACTGACTACTAGGTTTTGATTTAGATTTAGATTACCTGAAGCATCGAAGTTACCATAGTTTGTTGGTGTTGTACCATTGAAGCCTTGGAACGCTATTGCGCCATTAGAAGTATTGTTTCTAGCTCTGATTGTCAGTTGTGTTTGACCTTGTTGCAGTGTACCGATAGCGTTGGTATGTTCTGTTGCCTGTATTTGTAACTCTGCTGGATAACCAGCAGTAGCACCACCTGAAGCTATTTTGACTGCACCTGAAAAAGTAGTTAGATAATTACTACTAGCTTGATCTGCTGCTGATATTAAATTGTCTAGGGTTATGCCACCTACAACTATTTTGTCTGCACTAATGGTGTTTTCTACTGTTAGGTTACCTGAAATGCTAAGTGTTGTACCATTGAAAGACAGCTTATCTTTGAGAGAAAATTGACCTGTATTATCAATATAAAAGCCTGTATTACTGTTATTGAAAGTACCTGTGCCTTGATATAATTTGCCTGATTCTATCGTAATACCACCGATACTGCCTGAAGTTAGAGTTGATCGATCAGCAGAGGTCGTGATGTTGACTATGCCTGTGAAGTCACTACTGACACCTGAAGCAGTTATATGTCTGACTTTTACATTGTAGGTTGTAGCTGGTTCTACATAAAAAGAAAAGAAAGCACTAGGGTAATTAACACTTGCAGAATCAAAATTTGAATCAGTAGATTTTTTATAAGCTACCTCTGTTGCTATGATTTTTTCATCTGAATTATTTGTCCAAGCTGCCCTAATGAAATGCAAACGCATTTGTGATTCTTTCGTAAATTCAGTGAGTGTTAAGCCAGTCGGTGAGCTTACACTGTTGTCACCGCCTGAGGGTTCTGAAGGTAAAGTTGGATCAGCAACGTAGCTGATACTGTCGAAAATTGTTGTGCTGTATTCTTTTAATGACAAAGATAAAGCCAAATATTGATTTTCAAGAAATTCAAAAGACATAGATACTATTTCAAAATCTTTACCACTATAACCGAGTCTTTCGTTATCAAAGTTAATAATATCGCCCACTTGATGACTTAAAAAATCAAGCGGTACAATGACGTTGATTATTTGGTCTTGCCTTTGATAATCTAAAGCTATTCGTGCCATTCTTTGTGCAGTAAAACTCGAATGAGTAAAAGGAAAGGCTAAATCAAGAAAGTTTTCGTAATCGGCTGAAGCTTTACCTGTTGGGGTATCTTCAGACAAGTAGGTACTGTCTTTATATGGTGTGATTTCTCCTGCAATATATTTGTCAGTAGGTCTAACATAAGTTGCTTTTGCGCCATTTGCTGAGGTTAGGCCTGAAGCTTTGGTTTGGATTTGTGCTGGTGCTAAAATTTTGTCATCTGTTATTGTGCCTGAGGCTGTGCGTTCTTTGCCGACAATTAAAGAGAATTTACCATTATTATAGATTAATTTACCAGCACAAGCTGACAGCATGTGTTCTAAAACCTGTTGTGGTTCTTCTGTTGAAACAAACTGACCATTTAAGGTGTATCTGCTTTCTGTGCCACCTGTGATACTCACACTGTCATTACAGTCGCTTCTAGCTTTGACAAACCCTGCGCCAGTAGTAGCATCGTTTATTTCGTCAGCGACAGCACCAAAGCCATAAGTGCTATCCATGAGATAGTCTCTAATTATCAGGGCTGGGTTAGTAGAAAATGCGGTAGTGCTTGTAACAGGATCAAATATTTTTTTACCTTCAATTTCAAAGCTCAACGATGGTATAGCAGTGAACTGCTCTCTATCGTAAATACAGTTGATATAAACGTAAGCAATATCGAGCAATTTGTGATCAGATGTCCAATCTAAATTGGTCATTTGTGCGAGGGCATACCCATTAGCTGCTGTTTGATCTCCTTTTTCAAAAGACAACTTTATCAAACTGCCATCGGTGTAAGCATCATCATTATCAACATTAACGAAATTAGGGTCAACACAACGGAACACAGTAGCACCATTTTCTGTGGCAGAAACAAAATCATTACTATCGCTTAAATCTAATTCTTTTGTTCCTTTCCCTGCATCTATGAAAACTTTGGTGATGTTGTTTATTTCATGTCCAGCCACAGCAATAACATGATGTAAGATCGCATTATTAGTCTTACCAGTTGGGCTTGAAACGACACGCTGTACTATTGTGCCGCCCACTCTCGTTTTGCCATAAATAATATTTCTAGGTGCTATAGGGTTAGTTGTAGCACGTTTGATTCCTAAATTACGACCAGTTGTGTCTCTATCACCTTTACTTGTTATGTAAGCTAAACCCAGCAGTATTGTGTATTTCGCAAACTCTTTGGCAAAAAACTGAGTTGCTGTAATCTTAAGGGCTTTGAAACCCTCGCCGAAAACAGCTTGTACACCTGTGCCGACTAGGGCAAAACTAAAGGCTGCTTTTATTATTTCTTTAAGTGACATTTTAAAATGGATGTGTCGGTGGTTGATCGGGTGGTGGGTCACCACCAATAGCGCCACCGCCTGATAATGTACCCCAATTTATACTTTGTTCTTGTATTTTTGGCACAAATTCTAGTCCCTTGTCACCAGCGTGTAGAAAATTTTGTGTTTCAGGTGTAAAAAAAGAGTTTTTAGGTCTAGTCAAATCTATCAACTGATTTTCACAAGCCACTATAAC